TCGCCTTGTCCACCGCCAGCGATTGTGGGAAGTGCGGGACTGCCTGTCGTGGCTCTACGGCTCGGGCTTCCCGAAATCGCTGGCGGTGGACAAGGCGATCGACAAGCGTGGGGGCTATCCGCATCTTGCCGCGCAAATTGGTGAGGCATTGCGTATGGCTCGCGAATCGCGTGGCTTGACGGTTGGTGAGTGTGACAAACGATTTTGCGGTGGCACAACGAATTGGTCGTGGTTTGAGGGACGCCCCAAAGGGCAACGTGCGCCAACTACGCAAACGTTCGCCGCAATTGCCGCTGAATGGCCCGAAGTAGCACATCTTGCAGAAGCCGTAGCAGAAGCCGAACGCGAGGTGGTGGGGCGGGACACAAAAGCGCGTAGTACTGCTGGCGCATCAGCTTTGCCAACAATGGGCGGTAGCGTCGAGTATAAATCGTGGGACATCACCGCGCCCGCCACCGACGCCGCGAAGCGTTGGCACGGTTGGGGGACGGCCCTCAAGCCCGCGTGGGAACCCATCATCCTCGCCCGCAAGCCGTTGACCGGAACCGTCGCCGCGAACGTCACGCAGTACGGGACGGGGGCCATCAACGTGGATGGGTGCCGGATTGGGACGGATGCGCGAACGTTTACATCGAAGGGCATCCGCCCCGGACAGAACCATATGGTCGGTGATGCGTGGGAAGGAAATGGCGACAAGAAGGATGTATCAGGCCGCTGGCCCGCCAACGTGCTACTCGACGAGGACGCGGCGGGGATGCTGGGGGAACCCTCGCGCTTCTTCTTTGTGGCTCGGGAGGGCCAATGCGAAAATGTGAATATTGCGGGACAGGATTTGAGCCAGCCAAACCAACGCGAAGATTTTGCTCTCGCTCCTGCAAGTCTCGCGCACAGCCGCGAACGCTGTCAACGTGGTCGGGATTGTACCGCCGACTGCACCGATTGCACCCGACACCTGAACCTTGCGCCGAGTGCGGGGGCGATGGACAACACAGGCACCATCCAGACTATTCCGACTTGTTGCGAATCGTGTGGGTCTGCTCTGCCTGTCACAGACGCCTCCATCAATCAGGCAAGCGCGGAAAAGGTGGCGGACGCCAGCGACCCGGTATCGGGAACGCGCTTCCTGTATACAAGTAAAGTTTCGCGCCGCGAACGGGAAGCGGGGCTGGACGGGATGCCGGAACGGATCTCGGCAAAGTCCAACGGCGCACAAGCCGCCGACGATCGGGGCGAGATGTACGATCCCAACACGGTCGGCCTCAATCGTACCGTCCGCACCACCAACCACCACCCCACCGTCAAGCCCATCGCGCTCATGCGCTGGCTCTGCCGCCTCGTCACGCCACCGGACGGACTCATCCTCGACCCGTTCAACGGCTCCGGCTCGACCGGATGCGCGGCGGTCCTTGAGGGCTTTCGCTACTTGGGGTGCGAGCTTGAGGCCGAGTACGTCGAGATCGCCCGCCGTCGCATCGCCTATTGGCAGACGCAACGGGCCGAGCCTGACCTGTTCGGATGACGCAACTCAACGTCCAGACCCCCAAAGCGTTCGGGTTCCTCTACACGCCAACCCTCGGGGGCGTCCGCTACCGCGTAGCCTTTGGCGGTCGAGGCTCTGCGAAGTCATGGCAGTTCGCTCGCGCCCTGCTCGTCCACGGCCTGTCCCAGCCGCTCCGCATCCTCTGTGCGCGTGAGTATCAGGCGAGCATCCGCGACTCGGTGCATCGCGTCTTGGCGGATCAGGTGACGCGGCTCGGCCTTGACAACTTCTACACGGTGCAGGAGTCCGCCATCTTGGGAGCCAATGGCACCGAGTTCCTGTTCAAGGGCTTGCGGCGAGACATCGCGCAGATCAAGTCCACCGAAGGCATTGACATCTGCTGGGTCGAGGAAGCCGAGGCCGTGAGCGATACGTCTTGGCGCACCCTCATCCCCACGATCCGCAAGGACAACTCCGAGATCTGGGTGACGTTCAACCCGGCGATGGAATCGGACAGCACCTATCAACGCTACATCGTCAAGACGCCCGAGCGGTCCATCGTCCGCAAAGTCAGCTACACGGACAACCCGTGGTTCCCTGCCGTGCTAAAGCAGGAGGCAGACGCTCTGCTCAAGGCCGATCCCGAGGCTCACGCGCACGTCTGGGGCGGCAAGCCGTGGGCGCGGTCGGACGCGCAGGTCTTGGCAGGCAAGTGGCGGGTGATGGACTTCACGCCCGAGAAGGGCTGGCAGGGTCCGTACTTCGGCGCGGACTGGGGCTTCTCGCACGACCCCACCGTCCTCATCAAATGCTACACGCACGACAACCGGCTCTACCTCGACTACGAAGCGGGCGGTATCCAGTTGGATACAGACGCCCTTGTCCGCGCCTTTGACAGCGTACCTGATGCGCGGGCCTTTGTCATTCGAGCGGACTCGGCGCGGCCCGAGACCATAGCCGAGATGAAGAAGCGCGGGTTCCGATGCGAGGGCGCACCCAAGTGGTCGGGGTCCGTGCAAGACGGCATCCAGCACCTCCGCTCCTACACCGACATCGTGATCCACCCGCGTTGCAAGCGAGCCATCGAGGAAGCCCGGCTCTGGCGCTACAAGACCGACCCCCGCACCGACGAGGTTCTGCCGCATCTGGTCAGCGGCAACGATCACGTCTGGGACGCCGTGCGGTATGCGTTGGCCCCTCTTATCAAGAAGGGGCCGTCGGTGTTTGTCGTGTAAGGGGTTGCGCCGTTGCTTGCTTTCGCGTTAGTGTTGTGCGTGGCAGACTCCTAACGCGGGGCCATCATTTGTCCGATCGCAAGTCCTTACTGTTGCGCGTGAGCGATGCGCTACGCGCCTTGTCAGGGAGCGGTGAGTCCACCCGTTCCATCATGCCGGTGACGTATCCCAACTTCCCCAACGGCATACAGCAGATGCAGTTGGTCCGTACAGCGGACCCAAGCGAGTACCGCCGCGATGGGCGCACGATCCGTGTGCAGGGCTTCAACGCCCACCCCGTCGTTCATGCGTGCATCCGCGTCGTGGCTGACATCGTGGCCTCCGTGCCGCTGGTGGTGCTGAAGGAGAAGGGCAACTACGAGTCCCGCGTTCCCGAGGACAACCCGCTCCAGAAGCTCCTTGATTACCCCGGCCCTCGGTTCACGGCCCGCCAGTTCCGCGCCAAGTTCGCCGTGGACTATTTGGGCTACGGCAACTCGTTCTTCGTGATGGAGCGCCCGAGCGAGAACCGCCCGCCGGTCGCGCTTCGCCCGGTCAATGCCGAGTCGATGCAACAGGTCTGGATCGACACCGAAGGCGACCCGCGCCGGTACGACTACGCGAACTGGGCTGGCATCATCGTCAACGTGCTGACCGAGGATATGCTCCACTTCCGCGACTTGGAGATGGGGCGTCCGTTTGAGGCCGACGTGTTTGGGTATCCGCGTGGCGCGACCGCGATTGGATCCATTTTGGCGGACAACGAGGCTACCTCGTATGTGCGGCAGGTGGTCACCAACGACGGCACGCCGACCTTTGCGGTCATCATGTCGGACGAGGCCACGACCGAGGACGCTGTGGCGATGCAGGACCGCTACACGGCCCGCGTGGTGGATCGCGGCAAGCGCGGCGTCCCGGCCTTCTTCGGCGCGGTCAAGGACATCAAGCCGCTCGGCTTCACGCTGTCGGACCTCGAGTTCCCTGACCTCCGCCGGGTCTCGCGTGAGGACATCTGCGCGGCGTTCGGCGTGGACCCGCGCATGATTGGCATTGGCTCGGCGTCGAGCGACGGTGGGCTGTCTGGCATTCAGTACGCTGAAGCCCGTGCGCGTCTGGTGCAACACACCATCGAGCCGCTGTTCTCGGCCTTTGAGGACGAACTCAACCATTGGCTCGCGCCCGAGTTTGGCGATGTCTGGGTCACCTACGACCATGACATCCTGCGCGATCTCGTTGAGAACGACACCGAGACCTCGACCCGCGTGCGGGCCGAGTTCGACGCGGGGCTTCGCACGTGGGAGGAGAGCCGCCGGGCCATCAAGCTCTCGCCGCTCCCCGAGCCGACGGACAGCTTGCTGAAGGTGATGGGGCGCGACCTCATCCCTGCCGCGGTCGCGGTCATTGACCCCTCAACCATCCTCGACCAGCCGCCCGCCACGGACAACGAGCCGATGAACCAAGAGGCTCCGTCCAAGCCCGAGAGCGAGGGTGAGGTCGAGGAGGACGAGGAGGAAGAAGGCGAGTCGGAGGAGTTGGAGGAGGAGGAGGCCGACGAGGAAGAAAGCGACGAGGACGAGGAGGAGGACGAATCCCGCGCCGAGGAGGTCACGAACTTCCCCGAGGACGGCAACGACAAGAAGGTCACGCTCCGCAACTCGCAGTACGCCCTGTTCCCCGTCGGTGAGGCGGAGGACTTGCAAGAGAACTTCCCCGAGATCTGGTCAAAGGGCGGCAACGTCAAGGGCAACGAGCAGTTCCGTAAGCTGGCCCCGATTGCCAAGCGAGGTGGCGTCCCTGACGGTGAGGCCGAGGAGAACGCCATCCGTCTGCGCGAGGCGTGGATTGCCCGGCACCGTGGCGACTTCCAGCTTGCCGGG